TCAACATATAAAACACCGGCTAAAGCCTCGTTTTCTTGCTGTGTAAGTATTGCCATGTAATCGGCTTGAGCTTGAAACTTAAGGGTATTGGCCTTTACCTCAGCTGCATAAGCTGCATCTGCAGCTAACCCCGCCTCATTTTTAGCAACGCCAAGTAAGGTTATGTAATCGGCTAAGGCTTGATACTTGGCCTTATCTGCCGCTGATTGGGCTGTAGCTAAGGCGGCTACATCTGAGTTAAGAATTAACTGCAAGGTAGCGCTAGCAGCGCCAACATCATCTAAGGCAGCCAGTTTAGCAATTTTATTAACCTCTACTTGGCGTAACTCATCGTAAGAGTTAAGAGCTGCAAGGCCACCCTGCTTTGTTATAGCATCGTTATACTTTGCAAAAGCATCTAACCTGGCTTGCTGCTTATCTTTATCCGACATTGAGGTTTTATTTATGCCGTCTATCTCAGCTAGTAATACCGTATTAAGAGCCACTAATTGTGCATTACTTACCGTAGTTAGGCCCTTTAACTTATCGGCCTGTACTGACTCTTGAAGTATCCCTAATTGTTTTAGGTAATCTAAAGCTGCTTGGCCCTGGTCTTTTTCGATAGCCTGCATGGCAAGTAAGCGTAGTTTTGTTTCTTGATCGTAAGTATTTTTAAGAGCTGCAGCTATAGATATCTGCTTTAAGTCAAACTGCGCGGCTGCCTTTTTTAATTCTTCTGTGTTTTTAACTGCAGCCGCGGCTTTCTTTTGTTCAGCCAATATCGCTGCGCCGCTTTTTTTCTGTATAGCAAGTTGGGCAGCCGCCGCTTTCTTATCTGCAGCTAGTTTTTTTGCTTCAGCCTTAGCGGCCATTTTGTTTTGTTCGTTTCTGCCAAACCCACTAGAGCCAAGATATGAGCCATTACTAGCTAAAACGTCCTTTTTCTTTGATGCCTCTAACTCGTTATAGACTCTATTATAGTTTTTAATAGCTGCTACGGGGTCTGTGGCTAACTCAAAAATAGTAGGTACAGCGGCAAAAAACTTAAACAGTCTGCCAAGATCAACAATTAAATCACGTATAACCCCGCCGAACTTTTCTACCTCACTGGTAGCCCCTGCGAAACCATTAGTACCGCCTGCCTCTGTTAGGGCAGTGATCAAACCTAAACCGATAGCTTCTTTAGCATTGTTAGTGGCTACGGTTAGTTTATTCATTTGGCCTGCATAACTATCTGCAGCACTTGTTGCCTGGCCCGCAAAGAGTTTAGTTAGTCTAGTTTGTATTTCTTCAAAGCTCGATGAGGTTAATTCTGCTTTGCTTAAACCTACACCCAAGCGCCCTAATGAGGCATTATTACCCAGGTAGGCTTTTTGTAGGCCCTGGGTTACGGTAGTTAAATCTTTGCCCGTACCAGCGCTTATATCTAAAGCAAGGTTAAGTAGTTTTTGTGACTTATACACGCTGCCTGTAGCTCGTAGCAGTCTATCCATCGCCGGGCGTAGCTCATCATCTAGTACGCCAGTTTGTCTTTCTAAATTGCTAATAAAATTATTAACGCCGCTGGCTGTATGGCCAAACTCTAAACCTAAGTTTTTAAGAGTAATGCCTAATGAACGTGCAGCGTTATCATCTGCTACAAAGGCTTTAAGTGAATCTTTACCAAACTGCACAATAGCTCTAGCGCCAAAAGCAATACCAAAAGCGCCAGCTAGACTTTTAACATTTTTAGTAAGTTTCTGGGTAGCAGTTTCAGCTTGCTTAAAACCTTTAGCATCAAACTTGCTACCTATATTGATCTCTGGCAGTGCCATTAAGCCGCCTTACTTAATGGGCCTTTAGCTGCCCTGGCGTTAAAATCTTTTATAGCAATATCAATAGCTCGCATAGCTGCGCCCTCTGCTACTCCACGATTAGCGGCCCATGCCTTAAATATCAAACGCCCACGGCCTTTAAGGCTTGAAGTCAAAGGCCCTAGATTTTCTATAAACTGCTCGCCTGCGCCTTGCCAATTCGATCTACTTACTTTATGGCTAGTGCCGCCTGCCTTAGGCCCTACCCAGGGCTGCGGTCCTATGCGGCCTGCTATCTCGTAAATACTACCCGCAGCTGATTTATTGATAATACGGGCCATAGAGGTAAAACCATTTTTATTAGGTTTGCCTACGCTCGTACTATACGTAATACCAGATTTAATAGTAGCTGCATCATAGAAAGGAAAACGTGCCTCACTAAAAGAGCGTGGCTGCCAGCCTCGCATGATATCTGAATTGCCTAATACAAAACCCTTAGCCTGTCTTACTACAGGCCTAAGAGCTGCGCCTAATTCTTTACGTAGAGCTTTTTCTAAGTCAGGTGTAAAACTGCGTAGGGCTTTTCTTAAATCTGTATTACCTCTTAGCTCTACGGCTGGCATTTTCTAACTCCTTAGCTCTATCGTTTAATACCTGTATAACATTGGCAAACATAGTGCTATCTAAATCTAAGAGTAATTGGGGCGCGATCCCTGTTTCAACGGCTATCTGAGCGACCAGATAACCATATGAACCCCGCCCCACTACTCCAAAGGGTTATCGTCTAGCACATCCACTTTTGCTAAAGTTTCCAAAAATGCTGCGCCGAATACTGGCACGGTTTCCCCAGAAGTACGTATGCACTCCCAGGCAAGCCAATAAACATCGCTTTGCTTTTCATCATCTCTAAAGGCTTTGTGGAAACCTTTTTTTGCATATAACTCAAAGGCGTACTCAATACGCGGCGTAATCTGATGCTCGGATACGCTGCCATCTGCCCTTGTGATTTTGAGTCTTGCCATTGTGTAGCCCCTTTGTTAGTTGGTTATGAAGTAGTAATAACGATAGCTGAATTACAAGTAAATGTAATTGACTGAGTAGCAACATCTGCTACAGCGCCGTTAATGTCTGTAGTGTTGTTTACCAAAACAGTAGTGCTATAAAGCGGGTTAGTCGCTGATACAGCGGCGCTAGTTTGCTTAAGCGTAAGGGCTACTGTTGTACCCCAGGCAGCTTGTAGTGTTGCATTGACGTTAGCAGCTGCAGTATCGCTCAAGAAATCAAGGGCAATAGTGCTGGCCTCTAAGCCTTTTACAAACTTATGCGCGCTATCGCCCATAGCTGTAACTTCTAGCTCGTCAAAAACTCGGTTAATTGTTGCACTTGTTACATGATCGGATAAGGCCACACTGTTAAGCGTAACCACTACCCCATTACTTAAATATACGGCCATCGCTTATGCCTCGTCCTTTTCGCTTGGTGTTTCTTTTGGTGGTTTGGTTTCTTTAACCTCTACCGGCAGTTCTTGGCCGATTTTGATTAAAAACGCTTTTTCTTCATCTGTTAGTGCCATAGTTTTACTCCCAGCTCGTTAATACGTTAATTGTAATATCACTTGTTAATAACTCACCGCTAGCCACGCTTAATACGCTTGGGGCTGATACTGCACTTACGTTAAATACAATAGAGCTAGAGGCAAGTTTATTAAACACTGCCACTATCGTATCTTCGATATTTATTAAAGCCCCTTGATTATCGAACATAGGCACCGTCATAATAATCTTAAAATTAGCCATAGGTGAGATAGTGGCTCTTGAATTATTAGTAGGTGTTATATATGGGTCTGATGGAGATACCACTACGCTATTAGCAAGTATTGTGCTAGGTGGAAACGCAAAAACGTCCCACACGCCAGCATTAGATAAGGCTGCAGCTATGGTGCTACGTAATGTAGTTATTGCCGCTGTCATTATCCGACCATTGACCCAGGATTTAAGTAATTGGCTAAAAGGCCACGGATAGAGGCTATTAAAGTATTAGACATCTTAAATGGGCTAGGGCTATATCCATCTACGCTAGTGCCGCCATTTTGTGTACTAAAGCGAGCCGTCCATATATTTTGTGCCAAGATCAACGCTGCTGCATTGATAGCAGGCGTATTAGCATAAGTAGCAGTTTTTGTATCATCGCCTATAGCGCTGCCATATGGAAGCACTCGCCTAAAAATCTGATCGCTGGCAGTCTTGGCATATTGAATAAAACTATAGCCTTTAGGTGATTGCCAATAATTAAGCTGCATATTAAATGCAGGCAAAATATTAGCTGTACCTGTACTAAATGGCAGTGTGCCGGTAATTGTGTAAGTACCATTAAAGGTTGAACCAGCCCCGGCAATAGTTACAGATTGGCCCGTAGTAAAAATGCCGGGGTTGGCAAGCATGACTGTAGCCACATTATTAACTAATGCCGTCCCAACTACAGGTGTGGAATCAAACCATAAAAAGCCGTTAATTAAATCCTGGGCTGCCTGGCAGGTGTCCTCTATCCACGTATAAGAATCGTAAAGAGTACCGACACCCAAGCTAGCCTTTAAGGTAGCGGCGGTTACATACGTAGCTGCCATGTCGGTACTCCTTACGTTAGGTGAGTAGGGCAAAGGGCTAATGCCCTACCCACTATTGAGGTTTTCTTAGGTTAAGTTGAAACGTACAATTCCCTTTGGCATTTTGGCGATATAAGCCATGTAACCATAAATTGCAACTTGTACCTGCAAGTTAGATACAACGTTTACAGACATATACGCCTGTGGTGACTGATAAACCGTAAAGGCCTCTGGAGCCAAGATTAGGGCTGAATCGTCAATAGTTGTAGTAGCTGCAAAGTTCTTATCAACATATAGATCAAGTCCAAGTACGTTGCCTCGGATTGAACCAGTAGTAGCTGAACCCGCCGCGTTCATTGGCTGAGCTGCGTTATAAATTGGGCGCCCTGTTGAATCAACTGCACCCATAAGTAGCTGCCATTGTGAACCGTTAGCGATGTAGTTGTTAGCAAAGTAACCAGTAGCCTCATAAACTAAACGAGCAGACTCGCTAGCAAAAGAGATAATACCGGCGCTTGTTGCTGCTACTGCAGTTGCTTGTTGAGCCGCTGTTACAAGGGCTGCGTTAATTGTGGTGTCAATAGTTTTGAGGTAAGCGTTTTGCAACTGGTTAGTTAGTTCAGCGTAAAAATTAGGGTCTGAACGCTCTAGCAGTTCAACGCTGATTGTGTTCATACCTGAATACTTAGAAACAGTGCCAGTTAAATACTCTGTAACCATACCTGTGTTTTGTACTGCGCCTGCCTCTGCCTCAACAGTTACGGCAGGTGCTACGCCTGATTGACCGCCGGCTGAGGTAACAAGTGATGGCACTGAGATTGTCATACCGCTTGATGGCAAAACGCCACGGCTACACGCATCTATTGATGGTGTGCCAAAACGTGTGTTAGTTGGAAACTCTGATAGATATTGCGTTGGATTAAATGCAGGGTTAGTTGTAAATGAATCATCTGCAGCTGTTACATACAACTTAGAATCTTCATTACCCATAGCTGCTTTAATTTTATGCTCTGTGTATGAACCCATATTAACAATAGGTGTACGCACTCTTTGTGAGTTTAATGCACTTGGCAAAATGATCTTACGAGCTGCCTCTACTGTAGGTGCAGCCACTTCTTCAGCTGGTGCTTCGGAAGTTGTTGTATCGGGGGCTGTGGTCACAGCGGCCTCGCTTTCTGTTTCGGTTTTGGTTGATTGGTTTTCTTCTACTGTTTCGCTTTCGCTTGCAGCAATTTTTTGCACGGCGGCAGAGGTAAAAGCAGCGCTTTCTACAAGCGATACCTCCCGGAGTACAGCCGCCGTGACCAAGAGATAGTCTTTTTCTGGCTTAGATGCTGTAACTTCAACACCAACGGATAAGCCATCCATTAACTTTTCTTGGGCTAGCAAAATAGCATCGCTACCGCGTGAGCTTTGACTAACTGAAAAGCTAGCGTAAAGACCGTCCTCGCCGGATAGGATACTTTTCATACGTCCAACTGGTTTTGTATTATCGTGTGACATTAAAAGTTTAATTTTATCTGGGTTAGCTGCAACAATTGAACCTTTAGCAAAAACTACACGGCCTGCAGAGGTATTGCCTACTTCACCGTAGGGTGCAATTTTGCCAGAGATTGTGCGACGTTCACCGCTATCAACTGCCTCTACGTTTCCACTAAAGGTTAATATCATTAGTGCCGTTCCCTTCATTAAGGCCCATTGGGCTAAGTTGTTCCATGCTTTGTGCCTGTTGTAAATCAATCAAACCTAAATTGAGCATTTTTTCTATTGCATCTAAACGCGCTGCAGTATCGGCGCGTAAGAAAGTTTCATCAATAGCAAAACGCACTACGTTACCGTGTCTTGTAATATCGTCCATGCTTAAACGATCTTCAATAGCGCTAATAAATGGTTGTAATGAATATGCCACAAACTCTTTGCGACCATCTAAAATGTTTTGATAGGTCATAGAGTTATTCATATCAGCGCTAATGTAATAAGCCGGTACATTCATTAAACGCGCTATTTCTGTAGCTAAATATTGGCTAGCCTCGTTATACATCATATCCTTAGGGCTAAAACCAATATTTTGCACGTCTAAAGTGCTAGTTAAATATGCCGTTGATCGTGAAGTTCTAGCGGCTTTCCAAGCTGCAAGTAATCCGCTTATCTGTGCCTCTGGTAAATCTGCGCCAGAGTTTTTAATAACTGTAGTTGCCATAGGCGTTGCAGCACTTACGGAAGCTGCTTTTTGTATATCTAATGCGCTTTGTATTGTGCGAGCGCCAGTTTCTAATACGCCAGGTAACAAAGATTGAAACGTAACTAAACTGCCAATACCGGCCATAGGCGCACGTACACCATTAACGCTGTAATACTGTACTTCTTCGCCAGTTTCATTAGTAGTAACTGTTACACGTGAGTTTGCTATCCACTCAAAGCCACTCGGCCTGCCATCGTCCGCGTACAAGCTCGTACAACGCCAGTAGGCAACAGAATAAAATAACAAACTATCAGTAGTCATAGCGATCATAACGCTACGTGGCATACGCATATCTGGCTGCTCAAGCCATAGTGGGCTTTCTAATTCTTCACCGGTAGATTTTTTATATAACTCTAAATCAATAGAGGCGATGATCCCCGTTAAAAGGTTACGGCACCTAACTACGCTAGGTACCTGCAGCGCTGTATATCTATCCATAAATGGTGTGCCTGTGCCTGCAGAATACAAGCCACCAAAACTATAAACACCAGTACCGTAACCTTGATTTATTACGGCAGGGGCAAGCTGTGCAGTTACATCTTTTTTAGATATACCTAAAGTTTGTAATATACCCATAGGGCGAATTATAGGTTATCCACAGGCAAAACGTTATCCACAGCCCTCGGCGTGTCTAACTGTAAACCTTAGCCTCAGATACAGGCTGTGCTAGCACGTGGATTACCATAGCAAGGCCTATAGGTATATCTACGGCCCCTGCAGATTTACGCCGCACTATGCGCCAGCTACTATCGTTAGTTTTAGCCGCGCAGTTGCTCATCTGTTGCACTAGTACATCTTGGCCTGAATGTCGCAGCCTGTCATTAGTTAGGGCATCGTGAAAATCTGAGCAGGCCGTGTAAAAGCTCTGCCCTGATACGTCGCGGGTTTGCACCCCTGACATCTGCAAACGCTGAGCTATTGAGGCCGTGGTGTATTTGTCATAACAGACCATGCGCGGATAATAGAGATCGCACCATTTTTTAATACTGGCGGCTATAGCAAGTTCATCTACGGCAACTTGTGAGCTGTAGGTTTCCAAAACGGCAATACCGATACGACCATCTGGCAATAATTGGCCCATTACTAAACTTGCATCGCGCCTGCTAGGGCTAACGTCAAAGGCAAAGACTGTAAGCGGCCCCGGTGACATTTTAAGGTTAATGTCTGAGGCATCTTCAACGCTGCCATGAGGCCACGGGCTTTGCAGGCTATCTATCCACTGGCACAGGGTTTCTGTCCTAAATTGCTCTGTAGATTGTGTGGTCAGGGCCTCAGCTATAGCAGCCTCGGTAATAAGTACACCCAGGGCAGGATTAGCCATCGCCCAGGCTTTACGATCTGTCAAGGCTGCAAACTGAGGCGCAGAATACTCGTAATAGCCCATAGTTTCCGGAGGTTGACTCAGGCAGCGCTCGCGTAAATCGTTAAGCGTGGTACTAAAAGCATCTCCGCTGTTACTAGCTAAAAGTGTCTGGCTATTAGGCCTAGCCCTAGTTACTGGCAAAGCTGCAGAGTAGGCTAGCTCGTCCACCTCGCGCAGCTCATCTATAAATAAGAAATCTGCCGTAGCCCCGCGGCTTGAGTCACGCGTAGCCGCCTTAACGTCTAGCCTGGCACCGCTTTTAAGAATAATCGCCTCAGCCCCGTTAGTGTATTTTACTTGCTTTAACTGCGCCTTTAATTGAGGGGCTGCCTCTATTGCATCTACCACTTCCCTAAAAGTAGTCAGGGCCATAGCTCTAGCACTTGAGATAATGACATGATTACGCTCGTTAAATAGAAATAAACCGCCTAAGACCCTCATACGCGCCAGGTGACTTTTTCCATTTTGGCGAGCGCATAAAACTAGGTTTGTTTTGCGTATGAATTGTTTATTCTTATCGATCGTGAGCATATCGTCTAGCACATACCTCTGCCACGGTAGTAAAGGTAGCCCAATATCCTCTGCAAGCTGTGCGACTTCACCGCCGCGAGTCGGCCCCTTTAGTGGCTTGTTTTCTAGCCGTGGTTTGATTGCCCCAGTACGTGGCTTGGCAGGTTTGTTAGCCATTAGGTTAGGTCTTGGCTCTGTTGGCCCATACACGGGCCTTGTAGGGCCGTTATGACTGTCCTCGGGGATAAAGAGTTTAA